TTAAGGATAACGGTGTTTATAAAGGTGAAGTTGCAATTGGTTCTTCTATAACAGCAACTGCTGGTGTAGTAACTGCTAATGCAGTAGACCTTGCTGATGCTGACATTCTTGACGCTAAGATTACTGCTGGTTTAGCAACTAACTTTGCAATAACTAATGCCAGAATTCAAACTGGTATTGCTACTGAAATGACCTTCGCTGGTTTCTCAACTTTCGTTGGTATAGCAACATTCCAAGATGATATCTTTATCGCTGGTAACTTAAATGTTATAGGTGATGTTGTTTATGATGAAGTTAATGGTAGAAACATTAATGTAACTGGAATAAGTACATTTAACGAAGTTGTTATTACTGGTGTTACTACAGTTTCTAATATCAAGATTGGTGCTGGTAGCTCTGCAACTAAGATTGAAACTAATAGTGGAGAGTTAGTTCTAGATTCTGCTGCTGGTCAAGTTACTATTCAAGACAATGTACATGTCGTAGGATATGCTACATTTAAACAAGGATTATACTATCGCTCAGATCAAGGGGGAAGCACAGGTATAGGATATAGTGGTCCTAACGGTGTTGCTTACTTTGAAGATGATGGTAGGTTGGTAAGTACAGCAAGCACAGTTGGATTCCTAACTACTTCTAACTATGTAATGACTACAAACGCTTCTGGAGTTCCGCAATGGACTAACTCCATCGATGGAGGATTCTTCTAATGGCAAAACCAAATAGTAGGGCAACATTACAAGATTATTGTTTAAGACAATTAGGTGCTCCAATTCTGGAGATTAATGTTGCCGATGAGCAAGTCGATGACTTAATGGATGACTCTCTACAGTTTTTCTATGAGAGGCATTTTGATGGTGTAGAAAAGGTATTGCTTAAGTATCAACTTACTGAAGAAGATAAGAGGAGAGGTAGAGCAAGAGGTGGTGATAATAATTTAGGTATTACTAGTACAACTACTACATCTGGTGTATTTGAGGAGAATTCCAATTATATAACTGTACCTGATTCTATATTAGGAATTGAAAGAGTTATGCAATTTGATAGTAGTGGACTTAGTAATGGTATGTTTAACTTGAAATATCAGTTATTCTTAAATGATATTGCTTTTAACATGGGGTATGATGGTCTCCTAAATTATTCTATGACCAAAACATATCTAGAAGATATTAATTTCTTACTAACTACATCTACTCAGATTAGATACAATAAGAGAAACAATAAGCTTTATTTTGATATTGATTGGGCTTCTACTACTGTTGGTCATTATGTATTAATTGAGTGTTATAGAATTATGGATCCTTCTAACTATAGTGGAGTATATAATGATTCTTTCTTGAAGAGATATCTAACAGCAAAGATTAAAAAGCAATGGGGTCAGAACCTCATAAAATTCCAAGGAGTAAAACTTCCTGGTGGTATAGAACTCAATGGTCGTCAGATCTACGAAGATGGTGATCTAGAGATAAGAGAGATAGAAGAAAAAATGCTATCTACTTACGAAATTCCAGTTCTTGATATGATAGGTTAATATGCCTGTATCACCGTTCTTCCAGCATGGTTCACCTGATGAGCAGAGATTAGTACAGTCTCTGGTAGATGAGCATTTGTCTATTCATGGTATTGATGTCTATTACATACCAAGAAAACAAATTGTTACAGATGATATATTAGGGGAAGTACAATCATCAAAGTTTAATGATAATTATCTTATTGAAGCATACCTAAACAACTATGAGGGTTATGCTAAGGGTAGTGATGTAATGACAAAGTTTGGCATCAACTTACAAAATGAGATTACTTTGACCATATCAAGAGAAAGATTTGAAGACTTTATTGCTCCCTTTCAATTTAATTCCACTAACTTAACTGGTGCTTTAGATGGTGATATTGATTTTGGAACAAGACCTAAAGAAGGAGACCTTATCTGGTTTCCATTAGGAGAAAGATTATTTGAGATTAAACTTGTAGAACATGAAACTCCTTTCTTTCAATTAGGTAAAAATTATACTTACGAATTACAATGTGAACTATATCAACTTCAAGACGATATTATCGATACAAATGTTGCTGCTATTGATACAAGATTGAGTGAAGAAGGAAATATTACTACTGTTAGTTTAGCTGGTATAGGATCTACTGCTAAAGCATCTGTAGATACTTTTGCACTATCAGGTGCAATGAGAATGGTCACATTAAATGATGATGGTTCTGGATATACTTCAGTGCCTAATATTAGCGTCTCAGCGTCTCCTGCAGGTGTATCCACATCTCTTGGTGCTGTCGTTGCTATTACAACTCAAAAAGGTAATCTTGCTGCTATAGATTATCTTGCAATAACTAATCCAGGTTTTGCTTATCAGGAACCACCTACTATTGGATTTGGTACTCCAGGTGTAGGTGCTGCTGCAACTTCAACATTAACTAACAGTGGTATTTGTTCTATTAGAATTCAACAACCAGGTTCTAACTATGTTGCTCCACCTATAGTTAGTATTCAACATCCTCAATTTGTCGATAAACAATATGAATTTACTGGTGTAGCTACTGCTGGAACAATGCAGATTAGTGGAATTAATACTATGGCAAATATTGCTATTGGTCATACTATTAACTTCAAAGTTGTTGGTGCTCAAATACTTTCTGGTGGTGGAATTGTAACTTCTATTGGTACTAATAGTATTGGTATTGGAACTTCTATAGGTGGTACTGGAACTGCATCTGTTACCTTTGTTGGAACTGGTGCTATGGTTGGTGCTAAGGTAGGTCAAGTTCAAGCAACTGCTGTTGCAACTCTATCTGGTTCTAGTATGTTTAGAATATATCTAACTGATGCTGGTAGTGGATATGAAGCAACTCCAACCGTTTCTATTAGTGCTCCATTGAGTACTGGTATTGGAACATATCATCTCAATGAAAGAGTAGTTGGTTCAGAGTCTGGTGCTGAAGCATATGTTAAGAGTTGGAATGCAACAACTAGAAGTTTGGAAGTATCCATAAATACAGGTGATTTCAGATCTGGTGAATATATAACTGGAACTGCATCATCCGCTAGGTATCAAGTATTCTCTTACAATAATGATTTGAGTGCTGCTGCTGTTGGTGATGAATACTTTATGAATGATGAATTTGAAACAGAAGCAGATCAGCTTCTTGACTTTACCGAATCTAATCCCTTTGGAGATGTATAATGTTAGGTACTTATTTCTATCATGAGATACTAAGAAAAACCATTATTGCCTTTGGTACATTATTTAATGATGTTAATATTAGGCATGATGATAGATCTGGTAACACTCTTAGTGAAACTAAGGTTCCATTAATATATGGACCAAAGCAAAAGTTTTTAGCAAAACTTGAGCAACAAGAAGAATTAACAAAAGCAACTGCTATAACATTACCAAGAATGTCATTTGAGATGACATCTATGTCATACGACCCTAGTAGAAAAGCTAGTATAACAAGAACTTTTAAAGCAGTTGATAATAGAGACCCATCTAATACTAAAGTAAAGAAAGTATATTTACCAGTACCTTACAATGTGGGATTTGAACTTAATGTAATGACTAAGTTGAATGATGATGCATTGCAGATAGTAGAACAGATACTACCATTCTTCCAACCAGCATTTAATGTTACAATAGACTTGGTAGGTGCTATTGGAGAGAAAAGAGATATTCCTATTGTACTTGAGAACATATCTTTCAGTGATGAATATGAAGGAGACTTTTCTACTAGAAGAGTTTTGATGTACACCTTCCAGTTTACTGCTAAAACTTATCTCTTTGGTCCTGTTGCTGATACTACAGACGGACTTATCAAGAAAGTTCAAGTTGATTACTATGCTAATACTGATACTCAAGCAGCTAAGCGTGAAATGAGGTATACTGTAACTCCAGATCCAATTAGTGCTGGACCTGAAGATGACTTTGGATTTAGTGAGAGTACTACCATGTTCGGTGATTCTAAGAAGTATAGTCCTACTAGACAGGAGGATGTATAATGGGATTACCTACAATTCCTTACGATCCTTGGTTTCAAACTTCATTTGTTCCAGGTTATGATGATCGTTACAACCCCCTAGATGATATGCCAATTGCTACAAACGACAGATTTGACATGTATGGTTCTTCTGATGCAGAAGATGCATACAACCCAAGACCTGAGGAAGAGATTGCTGACGATTATGCATCGGCTAATGAACAGGAAGTAACAATGCATGAGAAAGCATTTAAGTTAGCAAG